TGCAGAGGGTCTATTTACAGCAGTGAACAATCTACGCTCCGTACAGTATTCTGTAGCACGCTCAATCACTTTAATTGCGCACTCATCTTCCGCGTAATAATCAATCTCTCGCTCGTCGTATATATCTATTGAATCTTCAGGTAAAACTGGTACCTCACTTTTCTTCGCTCCCATGGACTGCTTTGCCTCGTATAATCTATTATAGCTATTAGAACACGCATCTGGTACAAACTGTCTAATATCTCTCAGAAGATCTGAAGCGCTTCTACTTGTTGCTGTACACAACCAATCCACCTCACTCCAGGAACGACAGCAATTAAAGCAGTAGAAATAGTGTTCTGATGGAAAATAAAACAGCCTACGCTTACTACCAGCTGAGCTACCTTCCTTACATACGTTACATTCAGCATTGTATATACCCTCGCTCTTCTTATAGTAAGGTCTCTTACAATACGCGTATATATTCTGTAATATGTAGTCAACAGGGATGTCCACTACTACAGTATAGATAATATATTTATATTATCTAGGGATATTATTTGAGATATCTCTCTTACGTATTGCTATAAGGTTAACAGAGCTCTGTAGAGTTTGTATGAGGGACGCCACTTGCTCTGCAAGTCTTGTCACATCCTGTGCTGTTTGCTTTGATATACCAGATAGCACTGTATTAGGTATATCTATCTCAGCGACAAACTTTTGTAATGATTTATTGCCTATACCATTTAAGAGTGTTAAAAAATCATTAAGCTTTGTAATATACTCCTGTAATTCAGGAGTATTGTTTTTAATAACTGGAGTAGGCATAGGCTCAACATCATAGTTATCAGGAACTGGTATATTACTAACATCTCTACCACTAGCTTCAGGTTGCTCTGGGTCTTGTTGATCAATATCGAGAGGTGCAGTGTCTGCTTCACTTACAAATAAACGGCTGTAGAGTTCATTAAAATTCATGATTAAGTATATATACTTATGTCACTTTTCGATTTTTTTAATGTTACTTGCAGTATTGTATTTGTTTTATATATCTGGTTCGATACAACTGCGTTCTTCGATTACTGTAAATTGCTTGGTATACGATCTTTTTATGAAGGATATGAGAGCTCACCACCTAATCTTACATATACGCAATATCTTTTTTTACATAGAGTACGTTTATCAAAAAACATCCCCTTTTTATTTTTTTTAATAAAACTCATCACATGTCCTATATGCACATGTGTATGGTTATCTCTGATAGCGTGTAGTATAGCGGGAGTATTTATCTATACTCCCTTACACTTCTGTTTGTCTCTTACCCTCTATACGTTCTTACACAAATACACAAACTAGTAAGTGTACGCCCTATCTTTCACACTACTCAAAACACTCGGTACGTATGATGTATAATAAGTTACTTCAATGGTTTCATAGCTATCACTATCTCTTCTAAACCACACCACATACATAGCCCCTATATTTATGTTCGTATATTTTTCTAAGATGTATTTATATATTGATAACTGTAAACTATATATATTAAACTCACACAGAGGTATATGCTCTAAAGGGGGTAGAAACATTTGCTTATACTCACTTCGAGAACTGATGTTTTTATTAGTCTTGAAATCGTAAATCTCGTATCTTTCTGTTATCTTATTATAGCACAGTAAGTCCATTGTACCGCAAACTTTTGATTCATTAATATCTCCTATTACTAGTTCGTTTCTAACAGGCTCAAGTATATCTCGAGTTTGCTTATAAAATTTATCAAACTGTCTAACTAACGTGCTTAATGATATCTTTAAATTACTGTACGCCTCTTCTCCAATAATGCTTATAGTATTACTTTTATTAAGTGTAAGTGGTTTTTTTGTGTAATAACTTTCAGCTATATTATGAAAGTATGTACCTAGTGTGGTGGAGAATACATTCGATTCCTTCCATATGAATTTCATCTCATCTTGAGATATACCTAGACTTTTAGCCTTTATAGAAGACCACTTATCTTCATCAAATTTAGGTTTAAATTTACTTATAAGACCTGTTACTGACTTGTCTGCAGACGGCTCATTGTTAATAAAGTATTTATGTATTTTCTCAATGAATGTTATACATTTAAAAATATTGAGATCGTTATCAATACTTTTTATTCTCATTTTTTCTTTTTCTTTGGCTGCTCAATCTTATTATTCCACTTACGTAAACCACACTTACACAGCTCGTATAATGAGCAACCATTACAAAAACGCTCATTGTTTAAATATATATCAGGTCTCAAGCAGGCTGACTGTGTTAAGCTAGCAACCTGTACAGGATCCTTGAAATTTACACTTGTACGTATATTTTGCTTTACAATATAAGCGCCCTTACCACTATCAACAAACTCTTGTACAAGCTTACGCTTTTCATGCTTTTCAGCTTTTTGTTTGCTCTTTATCTTCTTTACGTAATGTCTAATTACCCCGTACGACACTTCAGGTAGATCTACATTACCCGTACTCTCTCTTATTTGCTTTTCACTAACCCCCTTAGCGAGCTGCACTCTTGCAGATCTAGATATGTAATTTTTAATAAAATCTGTTATATCATTAAACTTAAATTTTACAGACTGTTTTAAAGCCTGTACCTGACTCAGTTTAATAATCTCACCCGTCAGGAGACATACGAGCGTAATTTTGCTTTGTGTATCTTGCTTAACAGATTTAGTAGACTTAAATGACTTCTTTGCTTTTTTATTGTCTTTACTTACCTTGTGCATTATTTAATTTAAGCCTTTATCATATTAAATCTCTTCTCTGCATCTACTAGATCGCTAAAAGTCCAACCTAACGCCCCCCATTGAGTAGAGCTCGGATAGACCTCTCCAGGAGGAATAACACTACCACCGATCTCGTATCCGTCATGAGATTTTATGATAATTACCTCATAATTCTTTACTGAATTATCTTTCGCATCTCTTTCCTGCAGGTATATAGCCTTATTACCCTTACGTTTTACCTGTGTATATATAAACCCTTTTTTAGTAAATTTCTCGCTTATTTTTTTCATAATCAAACACGTAGCGCAAGATCCCATATGAGTAAATGTAACCTTGGACTAAAATTAACATGCATTGCCTTAGCGTACTCCGCAACTGCTGGTGCACGCTCAATATGCTCCTTCCTTGAACCACAACATGGCATAAACCACACACGGTTAAGAGGTATGTTAATATCCTTATCGTCCGTAATATATTTTCGCCAAATCTCTTCAATGTCTTTATCAGATGTAATAACGAACTTAAAACCTGAACGATGATCTCTATGCCACTTAAGTACTTCAGGGTTATATGTTCTCTCTTCTGGGTCTCCGTTGGTTGTTAGCTTTGGCGATGTTGTAAAAGTTGCTCGATATTCTGTTACCCATCGCTCATCTGGTTGAATTGTTGCGTTAGTCTCAAAATCAATTCTCGGTGTAAACCTGTAACGCTCTACAAATACTTTTATAAAATTAAGAAGCGGTTCCTGACGGAGTGTTGGCTCTCCGCCAGTTATCTTGAGAATTGCTCCATTACGGAGATGTTCAATAAAACCTTTTTCTTCATAGAATTTAAACATCTCCTCGAACGTGTATTTATTCTTTTTAGACCACGAAATATATGAATCACAACCATTCGGGGAGTCAGCAGAAACGAAAGCCTTGCATGTGAGATTACAGCCAAATAATCTCATAAACACACTCGGTTTACCAATATACTCTCCTTCTCCTTCTAATGTATAGAAACCAGGGCCGTCGTCGCTAATCAACAAGTAATTTTCCTCTGTATTATTCATATTATTGTTTTGTATAAATTGCACTATTTTGATCATGTTCCCAAACCTCAACCCTTGACACCCAGCATCTATTGTGAGTCTCTGTATTACTGTCCAGGAATAAACTAGCTGTATTAAAACACCATTCAGCTGTCTTCTCAATACCTACGCTTTCCATTATTCGAAGATCGCAGCCGCCTTGTTCGTGTAACACTCTAAAAGTCGCAAGAAGAGGGTCATCTGAAGCAATACACAGCTTGTGATCAAATTGATTCTGTAGAATAAGCTTAAGATCTTTAAGCCCACCAAAATTAACACACCAGTTGCGATGATCAAGCTCAGAGCATTCAAACCAAAACTTAGCCATTAAGCGATAACCGTGTACATGTCTACAGTGTGTACCTTCAGCTCTCCATTGCCTAAAAGCACACGAACCAAGCTCTATAATCTTTGTAGAAGTATATGACATATATTATATGCTTTCTAGAGTTTTAATCTGAAAACAGTCTATTTCAAAGTTTTGTTGTATTTTTTGTGATACCTCATTCACGAGAGATTCATCATCGTAATACGTAAGCTTATTAAGCCTCAAGGTATTAATCGGAAAGGAATCTTTAATAGCTATAGCTACATCAACCATACTATTACAACAAGCCTCAGTCCACTCTGACCCGATGTTTGTTGAACTAGAGAACAGCAACGACTCTATGAGAGTGTTAGCCTGATTTTCAGTTAGGGTTATTTTTACCTTTTTATCTTTGTTTTTTAATACTGTATTCATGTACTGTAAATGTATTATACATGAAATGTTTTGTAATTCAACACAGTATAGTGTGGAATTTTAATAACGTTTAATTATTAATTTTTATTAGCTCACCTTAATACCGTACTGCTCAAGTTGTTTTGGATCTTTAATTGTCACGTTATTGTTATTAAAATCTGCCATTAACTTTTGTACATTCACAGCAGTCTTTTGCTGAGAGTTACTTGTATTTGTCTGCTGCCCGTTAGTAGCCGTACTATTGTTTTGCTGTCCGTTAGTAGCCGTACTATTGTTTTGCTGTCCGTTAGTAGCAGTGCCATTAGGAAAGCCGTTTTCTACAAAAAGGCTGTTAATGATGTTGTCAAATCTATTCATATGTTTTATTACTTATTACAAAAAGTTAAAGTTTTCTAGGTAACTTAGAGTTCAAAGATAAAAAACATTAGCTTTGGCTTAAAGGCTTTTAATCTATTTATTAGTGACTGTGGGATAAATCAACTGAAGAGTTTAGATACACCTGATTTTTTTTAAATTTACTTTCTAGCGCTCTCAAGCTATGCTTTTTTGTAAATTTTAAAAGTTTATGGAGAGATGTATTACTACGCTCTACGGCTCTGAGTGCTGCGTACTCTACATCAGGGTCATCAAATCCGCGCACATTACACCATGGCACAGGACATACCTTCATGAGAGTCTTAATATGATTTTTTAAAAATCTATCTGCAATAGATGTTTGGTTGTTAATGTATACAGCATACACTTTACGTAATTTTGAAGGACACAAAGTGTACTCCTCGCATAATCCCTCAATACAATAATGAAATAGGAAGTTTGATATGTCTCTAGAATGTAAACTCCAGTGTCTAGATGTAATACCGAGTTTTTTACACTCCTTAAACGCAGTTGCTAGAGCTCCGGTAATAACAGGGTAATAATCTATTACACATACTCTGTGTTGCGGGTATTCTTTATAGTTTTTATTTTTGCAGTATATCATCTATTTGTTCCATCGTAATACCATCTTTGAGAGCACTCTCAATAATCTCATAAATCTCGTTAATTTTGTTTCTTATATTACTTTCCACACACAAGACTTGCTTGTGATTAACCTGATTGTATGTGCTAGACGAGGAACCCTCAAGAAGAGATGTATGGGTGAGTAAATCGAGTTTACTACCTAAGTACCTTTTAACGCGAATTAATGTACGTGTAAGAGGTGAATATGATGCCCTCTCTACTTCATTAATAGGCTCTTTGATTTTTCTACCAACACTGTCAATAATGCCGAGAGTATAGGCGTTATACTCATGTAGTGGTTTTAGGAGCTCATGTAACAAGGTATGATTTCTTAACATATTTTTTAACTTTTCACTTATCATGCTATTATAAGGTATACCATGTAGATGTAAGTCGGAAAACGGATTCATTCTGCATCCCTTGCCAAAATCTCTTGAACTGCAATATGAGCATTTTGTGGTATCGTCAGCATGGAAGTGTGTTCCTTTAGGACCAAATCTACATCCTTTACCGTAACTAGAGGAACCGCAATACATACATCTGCTAGTTAGGGTTAGATTTTTAGCTTTTTCACATAAAAGGCTCATGTTATTACTTATTAGTAAGTGTAGGGTCTGCTAGGATAAAATATAAATTATACATCTTTAAATTTCGGTAGCCTGCAATTTATAATACCGTTATAATAATCCTCTGAAAGTAGTGCATCTCTTTCAAATTGGGTTTTTGTTTCATAGTATGCAAGCGCTGCTTTACTTTTACACACTCTCAATATACTGAATATAAATTTATCCTTACCGTATAACTCAATATCCTTGTTAAGTTCGGTAGATGATCCGGTATAAGTTCTCCAGTCCGAGCATGTATACTCAATACGCTTTCTAGTCTTACCCTTTAAAGGGCTTCTTTTTATTTTTTTAACGCATTGCTTTCTACCGATATATTTTTTATCGTTAATAGTGCATGTTATTTCGTACACAAACCCGAACATATCATCACAAACAAGTACACCCTCTGCAGCAATCCAATGACCTGTATCTATACTCATCGTTTACCCTTAACTGCTTTCTTGTTTTTTTTGCCCTTCTTCCCTCTCTTGCTACTGGCACCTATCATACCTCTTCTCGTTGTAACACCAGGTCGTGCAGTAGGCAATATACTGCTCCCCGGTGCATACGTATCCCCTGAGAACGCACTAGCCGCTGCACCCACAACCCCAGTACCGAACGCACTATCAGCGCCACCGGCTAAGTTATCCTCCTTTAAGATGTGTTCAATAATTTGTTTAAATTGTATTGACATATACTAGTACTTATGTACATTGTAAGTTGATTTACAGTAAAGTGTACATTATACTTCACTGTATAAAATAATGGAAGTAAATAACAGTGAATATAAGCCGACTCTATTCGAACGGTATGATGAAGAAATTAAAAAGCAAGTTTCTATTAACGAGTTTAATATGAAGGATATACAGATGGGGCTACCCGCAGTAAGACATTATTGGGTATCACGTCTTATGTTTCATAAACATGAAATAACAAGATTAAAAAAATTAAAAAAACAAGCAAAACATAAAATTGTTGATAAACTACTACAAGAATCTCCAATTAATCTTACGACAAAAACAGCAGATATGGCTACTGAGGAGCACCCTGTCATGCAGAAAATAGACGATCAGATTGCAGAAAACGAGCATCTGGTAGAGTATTTGACAAAGGTTGAGTCGAGCTTTCGGAATGTATCATATGATATCTCAAATTTAATAAAAATAATGCAGCTCGAAACAACATAAGATGATAAACGTTGTTGTAGATTATGATAAGACAAGACGGAAGGGTATTCTTATAACAGATTTTTTATCAAATATTAGAGAGTATTTTTCAGTTGAAGATAAACAGCAGATGTTTAAAAAGCGGTTTGCTGTGGGGTACAGACCTAAGACAAGGATATATGCCATAACACCACAGGGTAGATTTGATCCGCGTTTATTGGGGGAGATATACAGGTATCTCAAGAATGCAGCGAAAGCGGGGTTAAATTTAACCGTTACAGAAGAATATAAACAAAACACGCTGATACCTGATTTACAGGTTAATCTTTGTAAGCTTAATATACCACTTAGAGATTATCAAGAAGAAGCAGTCACGGAGTGCTTAAAAAAACGGTCAGGTATAGTGCTCTTACCGACTTCTGCAGGTAAGACATTGGTTATTTCAACACTCTGTAGATCTATACAAGCGCAATTCAACAGACAGATTAAAGCTCTTATACTGGTGCCAGATATACAGCTAGTACAGCAAACGTATAGTGATTTTATTGAGTATGGTGTACCAGAAAGTTGTTTATCGAGATGGACAGGAGCTTATGAGCCGGACTTTAGTACAGATATTGTTATTGCGAACAGCCAGATACTTTTATCAAAAAAACAAGACATCTCTGCTCTTGCTCAAATAGAGCTTTTAATTATTGATGAGGTACATAAATGTAAGGCGTCGAATAGTATAAACAAATTAGTAAAAAGTATACCAGCCCGATTTAGATACGGTTTCACAGGTACAATGCCTGTTGATCAAATAGACTGTTGGAGTATTGCAGGAAATATAGGAGATGTTATATATTCCAAAAAATCTGTAGAGCTTAGAGAGAAGAAGTTTATTTCCCAGGTAAGTGTCGGTGTTGTAGTTATACATCATAAAGTGCAACCTGTGTTTACACCCGCGACCATGGCATCTCCAACTGTGGAATATGAAGAGGAGATTAATTTTTTACAGAATAATGCGTTAAGAAATAACGCAATTGCTACTATAGTGAAGGGGGTAAATAAAAATATTTTGATTATGGTTGATAGAATCAACCACGGCGAGATCTTGTATGAACTGTTAAAAAGTCTTGATGATAAGCAGGTATATTTTGTGCAAGGCTCTGTTGAAGTGAAGGTGAGAGATGAGATAAGAGCTATAATGGAGACAAGCGACAATGTTGTTTGTATTGCAATATCGAGAATATTTAGTACAGGTGTTAATATACGTAACTTACATTACGTAATTTTTAGCTCAATAGGTAAGGCTAAGAATAAAATTATACAGTCTATCGGTAGAAGCTTGAGGTTACATTCAAGTAAAAGTTCTGCATACATTATAGATATAGCTGATAACTTAAAGTATAGTAACTCCCATTTACAAGAACGGCTTGATTTATA